TTGACTTTTCTCAGGCATCCTAGGATCGAATGAAATAAAGTCATTCCATTCCCTACCAGTACAAGCAATCTGGGCTTGCATCTGAATAAAATATTTATTGGGTGGCTCACCAGACTTTAGATATGACCAATGAGTTGCAGAATTGGGACACTTGATTTCACAAAGCCCATTAATATTAACCAGCCCATCAGGACTAGCACCAAAGCCTTTAATGGTGGAATGATCCACAAAAGGCACTTGCTCCACCAGGACATCATTAAACACCTCATAAGCCATTCTCGCTTTCGGTTCAGTTTCAGTCCCCCATGCCATAGCAGCATTAGTATAGGACTCCTCGATCTGACCTGTAACCCTCTGGATAGCCAATTCAACTAGGTAATTACCCCTACTTGCAGATACACCAGTTTTAGTCTTAGCCAGGATGTCAGCCACCCTGGAAGCAGTCACTTTACCTAGGCGAAGCTGATGCCACTCTGGAGTGCCTTGTAATATGTCGGTCATGATTGCTCCGCCACTAATTCATTCTTGCGAATGTCTTTGACTTGCTCCAATTCTTTTAATGTGCCACAAGCCTTGACTGCTGCAATGTAGCTATTCTTTAACTCATCCATAGTCAAGGATTTCATAATATTGCTGATATATGGCGCAGTATCAACTGGCTCTTTTGCATCTTCTTGTGGCAAATCCTCTCCCGCATAAATGTATAGTCCAATTCCGAATAGACTGATACACTTTGTTAATGCTCTTTGCATAGCGGTATTGCAGTCCATAGCATTTGGATTAGGAATAGCTTTATTCTGATTATTGATAACTGGCATCTGGCAGGTCATAGATTTGCCAAAAGCATTGACAGTACAAAAGACCATCAAAGTTTCATTAAAGTAAACTGGATCGCCAAAAGTCCAAGTAGCGGATGGATCATTTTGTAATAGTTGATCTACAGCCCATGTCCAAGAAAGATAAGTAAAGCGACCTTTCTTTTCGGTGTGCTCATTGACATTGATCTTGCGAAGTTCATTAAAAGTTTTCATTATTACCTTTCGTGTTTAATCTAAATAACCGCTAGACAAATTTGCTTCTGCATGGCTGTTGGCATAGCCTTCCATATATTCATAAGCCATATCCCACAACTTTCGACCCAAGGCTTCAAAGTTAATATCTACTTGGGGTTTAGAAAGCATTTCCTCGATAATGACTCGATTCTTTTCATTAGCTTCATAAATGCCTTCTGCAAAGTTGGAATACTTTTTGATGCTGTATTCATCTTCCATAAGTTCAGCAACTCGATCATTGATTCTATCTGAATCATTGTCATCTTCTGGTTCATAATAGCGATTGTTGTTATACATAATTTACCTTTCGTGAAAAGCCCCCGAAGGGGCTATGTTTACAAGTCAATGATTAAAGATTTAAAGCTGATTGAATCTATGAAATTTTCTAAATTGACAGAATAATCGGAAATAATTTCAAGACCATCGTTAAAGAAATTCAATGAAATAAAACCATTGTTGTTATTGCCATCTAGCTCAAGTTCAACAAAGTCACAGTTAAAAGCATTTTTTAAAATCTTTTCAATACTTTTTGATGGTTTGCAAATAGTTTCACCATCTGCACTCACTCCAACTTTATAACTTAAAGCTAAAGCTGTTTCTACAATTCTCTTGGTTACTGCTTTTTCTACAGTTGTAAGCATTTTGATTTCCTTTCGTGGGTTATCGAACTACACAAGTAGTATTACACAAAACTATTACACTTGCAAGAAGTTATGTGCAAAAATGCAACATGACCGAATTAACCCTTATTCTGCCCCTTCCACCCTCAGTAAATAGCTACTGGGGTTTTGCTGGTTCTAGGCGGTTTTTAACTCTTGCAGCCAGAGAGTTTAAAAAAGAAGTGGCTCATATAGCGAGCCAGCAGCATATTAATTTTGGGGATAAAAGATTGTCCTTAACAGTAACTTTACATTTTAAAGATCGTAGGAAGTCTGACATTGACAATCGGATCAAGAGTTTACTGGATGCTTTAGTGCAAGCTGGATTATTTGATGATGATTCACAAGTTGATGAACTTCATGTCTACAGAGGTGAAATTATTCGACAAGGGAAATCCCTCATAAAAATTTCTGAGTTAGAAATTAAAAAGTAGTATGATCTTTTCCTTGGGCTAGGTTCGCAACCGAAAAAGCATCTAGTCAATGCTCTGCCCAATCCCTTAATTTGACTACCTTGGACTGAAGGAATATGCACTACTACAAATTCAACATATCCGATTGACATCTGGCAACCAGCCACTTGACTCTTGAGGAAGAAGCTGTCTATTTCAAGTTAATTAATTTTTATTACGATTCAGAGCAACCAATCCCTAAAGAAACCCAATCGGTTATCAGAAGGTTACGACTCGTAAACCAAGAGAAAACCATTCTCGCAATACTTAAAGAATTCTTCGATTTGAAGAAAGATGGATGGCATCACGAAAGATGCGACATCGAAATTGCAAAGTACCATGAGAAGGCTGAGAGGAATAAAACTGTGGGTAAATTGGGTGGTAGACCCAAGAAAATCAAGGACTTAGAGCATAACCCAGAAATAACCCAGATGGTTTCCAAAGAAAACCCACAAATAACCCTAACCACTAACCATAAACCACTAACCACTAACCATAAAAATACTACTCCAACTCCTGAAGGAGTTTCGTCTGATTTATGGAATGATTTTTTGGTTTATAGGAAAAGACTGAAAGCACCAGTTACAGACAGAATTGTGAATCGCCTAGTAACTGAAGCTGAAAAAGCCAAAATGCCATTGTCAGAAGTCATTGAGACAATCATGTTTAAGGGTTGGCGATCCTTTGAAGCTGCCTGGGTTACACAAGCACCCCTAAAATCGCAGGAATTGCCCCTAGGGACTGACAAACAAATCGAGGAAGCCTACCGCATCGAATGTGGCGGTGATCCAGCCAAGGCTCGATTTAATAGCTATTTCGAGATGAAAAAATTTATTCTGGATGCCAGAGATAAAAAAAAGAAGTAAGATTATTAACCTATTACAAGGAGTAGTTGATGGAAAAGCAAGGTGCAGCATCTAAGGTCAGGGCAATATTCATTGAAGAACAAGCCCCTCTGACTTTGTATGACATTGCTGTAAAGACCGACCTCAAAGCCCCTCAAATTTCGATGGCTCTTTGCTATCTTCGCAGACAGCGATACCTAAGTAGAACTTTGGTCTGCAATCCCCATGCGAAGGGCAGAAAAGAAGTTTGGCAATATGAGTATCACCCAAGTCGAATTGCATAAATTCCAATGTGCTGTAAGACAAATGCTTGCCTACCGCAAGGCTTGGGGTCTTAAAAAGTTTCAGGTTTACATTCGTGGTGAAAGGACAATCAAATTATGGATGAAATTGCAACAATCTTTCGTAGAGCAATGGTCGAAAGGGAATCGAGGAGAGTGGGGGACATGGAAATAAACAAACTCCAAGAAGAATTGAAGAAAGTCAAGATGGATGCTGACTATTGGCGATTGGCTTATGACAAGCTGCTAAAGCATATTGAGCACCAGGACTCTTACATTCGACATTTGGAATCCCAAATCTGGGGTGGGAAAACCTTTTGAGTTCTAATCTCATCATCCTTACTGGGCTGATATATGCCTATATTTGCGCTGAGAGTTGTTTGAAGGGCAATATGGGATTAGCTTGGATGTATTTTGGATATGCTGTAGCCAATTATGGTGCTTACCTTATTTCTATAAAATGAAGCAGCTTTTCTACCTTGCACATGATGTCGCTAGAAAAAATGCCCTAGAAGCTGTCAAAACCGCCCCAGAAGGCTACATCGTAGAGGTTAAGCTACCTACCCGCAGTCTAGAGCAAAATGCGCTTCTGCACTCGATTATGCAAGCCATATCCAAAAAGGTAGAATGGGCAGGATCATATAGAGAAGTAGATACATGGAAAAGACTCCTTACTGCTGGTTGGCTAAGAGCCAGGGGTGAACCTATTGAGATTTTACCTTCGATTGACAATCATGGAGTAGATATTGTTTTTCGTCATACTTCAACATTAACTATTGCAGAAATGTCAGAATTCCTAGAATATGTAATGGCATGGGCAGCCGAACAAGGAGTCGACATTGACCACTAAAAAAGAAAAAGAGCATTATGACAAACTTGCCAGATTTGGATGTGTCCTTTGTTTCTTCCTTGGATATGGTGAAGGGACACCATCCGAAATTCACCATATTCGAAGAAATCGACCAAGGAAAGATAGTCCTGCCATCCCTTTGTGTAGAGAGCACCATCGAGGAGATACTGGAATACATGGGCTTGGGCGCAAAAGATTCGAATCAACCTATGACATAACTGAGGAAGAACTTCTAGAAATTGTCAATGAATCAATAGGTTATCATTGGGAGAATATTGCGCCTGGAATTGTTATGGGGAGTCTAATTCAATGAGTGAACAAGATGG